AGGAAAAATTCGAGACTCTAAAGACTCAAGTGAATGAGTCCATTAACAGCCTAAATTCGTAATCCCTAAAGGTCTGCGGGGCATAATGCAGACCAACTAAAAACCAATTCCAATCAAATGGACTTATTCAAATTAGAAGAACGAGAAATCGTTAAGGCAAAAGTCAAGCCAGGTGAAGTGACCATCGATCTACTCGAAACGCTTTACAACGAGCCAGACGATCGAATCCTGAAAATCGAATCCAGCAGGAAGTACAAGATGGATCCGCATGAAGACCTAGTAAATCTCATGGATGAACTCAAAGGACATCTGGCCGTTCTTTCTGGATACTCAACTGAATTAACCATCGATTCAGACGCCAAGAAGAACTTTGTCGTTACCGGTTACAGTATCGGAGGTGAGGCCGCAAAGCGAGGTGTGGTTTTAATCGGATACCGAAAGGTTATGAAGTCCAGACAAGTACAGCTAAACACCCCGTTCTTGAGATTCACGTCCGATCAGGAAACGTACAAGTACATCACCCAGCTTGACGAATTGATCGATTCTCTAAATCATGAGATGCTGGCGTACCTGGACGGAAAGTTTTCGCCAAACCCGCAACTTGAGATGGAACTAACAGAGGAGAAAGGTGCCGAAGTTGTTGACGTTCCGTTCGAAGAAATTTCGGTAACGGATGAACCCGCCTACCCTCCTTTGGAAAAGGTTGCTGGCGAATAGTTCTGGAATAGTATCGGAATAATTAGGGGGGCTTTATTGCCCCCCTTTTTTATTATCAAACTTTACTATAAATATTCAAAACTTTACCCTTATGTTTGTCAAACCAAAAAATCAATCTTATGAAAGAATTTAAGTCTCTCGAACATCTATTCAGGTGTTCGTCACTCGGTCAGGTAATGACTGGCGTCTCGGCTTTCGGCCTGACGGAAAACCAAACAGCAGAGTTCGCGGGACTCGATGATCGTTATCGGGGTCTGGGACGGGCGCTTACCGAGAAACAGAAGACCCGACATGCTGACCTGCTCCAAAAGCGGGAAACGAAACCGAGCCTGAGTCAAACGGTAAAGACCTACCTTGAAATTGAATTCAAGGAAGCAGCATTTGGCCGACACAAGGACATCGTAACGGCCTGTATGAAAAAGGGTACTTGGATGGAAGAACATAGTTTATCGCTATACAGCGAGGTCTGTGGGTTCCCGTTCTTCAAGAATACCGAGCGCAGGAAAAATGAATGGATAACAGGTGAGCCAGATAACGTACATGGCGGAATTGTTCGGGACATAAAGACCAGCTGGGATTTGTTCACCTTCCCGATGTTCGAGGATAAGCAAAAGAACAAGACCTACTGGTGGCAGCTTCAAGGATACATGTGGCTTTGGGGACTGGAAAAGGCTGAACTGGCTTACTGCTTGGTTGATGCGCCTGAAATACTTATCAATGATGAGAAACGGGCGACCAGCTGGAAGTTGAAGAACTTGACTGATCTGACCCCGGAACAAGAACAGATAGTGGACTTCAATCTAACGTTTCAGGACATAGACGCCCGAAACAGAATCAAGACCTACTCGGTAGATTTTGACCCAAAGGCCATCGAAGACCTGAAGGTTCAAATCGGACTTTGCCGAGCATATTTGGAAACCCTTAAATCACAATTGGTATGAGTAACGGAGATAAACCAGCCATTGTTAAAACGCTAAAGGACATCACGCCCAGAACCATCTTGTACCAATGCGACAGCGACTACTGCCAAAACCCTGTAAAATGGTTCGTTAGAGAAAAATCAATTCATTCCGTAGGGGTCAATGAGAACGGAAACATGATTCTGTACATGTACAAATCTGAATCAGTGCCAATTGAGATAATAAATTCAGATCAAACCTTTATTGGTAATTGTCGAATGAACGGACATGGTATCAAACAAACCTATTTCATCAACAAGTGGGAGGCCGAAATACATATTCGCCAAAAGGTGATTAGTCATATACGGGAATTAGAGCATAATATAATGCGTCTAAGAAAGGATAACTCAGACCTACTAAATCCATCTTATAATCTAAAAGGATTCTTTAAGCCATTAATATCATGAAAAGCTACATACTGAACATGAAACCAATGCCTGCGCCAAGAATGACGCAGCAAGATCGATGGGGCAAGAGGCCCGTAGTTATACGGTACAAGGCTTTTCGTCAAGAACTGGTATTCAGGGCCAAGAAACAGGGACTCGTTCAACTGCCAGCCGTTATGGGCTTCGAGTTCGTATTTCCCATGCCTCCGTCTTGGTCGAAACGTAAGAAAGACGAATATCGAGGCCAAATTCACCAACAACGGCCCGACCTGGACAATCTTATCAAGGCCGTCAAGGACAGCATGACCTACGGTTCTGGTGATGACTCGCACATGGGAACCTACCTATTCGCGCAAAAGAAATGGGGTGACGTTGGCCGAATAACGCTGGTCGTTCCTGAGCCGAAGACAGATAATTGGGTAGAACATTTGATTAAACGCTTTACTAATCTAGTTTTGGAGTCAACCAAAAATTCTGATTAGGATGGCTCAAAAGAACACAGTTGAGTACTTCCCGCACTTTATTGCGGACGGCAAAAAGATGGAGATTCTCGAAGAACAGTTCGGGAATGACGGGTACGCCACTTGGTTCAAGATTCTGGAACGTCTGGCAAAGACCGATCATCATTTCCTGAACCTGAAAGACCCTATCTCTTCCCTTTGGCTCAGTACCAAATGCAAGGTCAAAGAACAGACTCTTTTGGAAGTCATTCAATTGCTGGTTCGACTGGAAGTATTTGACCCTATTCTATGGCAAGAATACCGCATAATTTACTGCCAAAAGTTCAATGAAAGTATCCAAGATGTATATCGGAAACGGTCGAACAGATGCTCTGATTTTGCAGATATTATGGCATTTACTCAAGGTCATGATATTGACACCACCAAAAAACCCCCGACACCGCAAACGCCAAAAAAGGCGGAAGAACCACAAGTTAAGGCGGAAGAACTAGATGTTCCGCTGGAAATAGGCGGCAGTCCAACACGAACTAAACTAAACTATACTAAACTAAACCAAACTAGTGTAGAGACACCCATTCCTGAAAGTTCAATAATTGATTTCCCATTAGAAAAAATCAAGGAAGACTTTAGGCGTGCAATATTTAGTGAAGGAATGGCACCAGATGCCCTCGGTGATCCGAATGAACTGGCCGATCGATTCCACAACCATTACTCGGCTCAAAATTGGGTGAGGGGAAATGGCCAGAGAATACATCGACCCGAATTCTTGGTCAAGGAATGGGTCAAGTCCGAAAAACTTAAGGCCGCTAAGGGCCAAACATCAACCAGAAAATTCGATTTATAATGGCACTAAAAAGAGACATTCTTAAAAAAGAACCGCTTCAGGACCTGCTTCAGGCAATATCCAATATCCCGCAACTGATAGGCGCACCTCCATTTCCAGAGGACAACGAACCGATATACACCATCGCCAATTACTTGATGCAGATGTTTCCGAAGCTCAGGGGCCCAGGGCTAACATCCATATTTGAACAGGCAAGTGCCGGTCGGTATGACCTTGGTGACGACAAGCTGGACATGAAGACCTACGGGCAGGTTTCGGCCGACTATATTGGACGGATACTGAAAGCGGCTAAGAAATGGCAAAGGGCCAAGACCAAACAAGAAAAACGACAGGAGGTAGAGCCCGTGAACATCAAGACGCCTGAAGACCATTTCCATGAGATGCTGGAATACATCGCTGAACACAAGAAAATGCCGGTCTTCAGGTATTGGGGACTTATTCGGCACCACATGATTAAAAGCGAAATAATGGTTGACAGCAAGGGCCGAACGGTGGAGAAGACGGCTGCTGAAATTGACACAATCCTTGACGGATGCAAAATCATGTGCAAGGAGAAAGAACTGGTTTACGAATGGCTGGTTGCGAATAACCATATCAGCCAACTACATGCTCTGAATGAAATTAATCCTAAATGAAGGAAGACGAGATAATATCAAGCGGCCACCAGAAGTCAGAATGTGGAGAATACGTATTCCGCCAATGGAAAATATGGGATCCCAAAAAACCTCGAGTAAATGTCATTGCACATCACCCGAAGAAAATATACGACCAGCCCATGGTCTATGCAGAAACGGCCATACTGAATAGAATAAATAACAGGGGATTCGGTGGTTTATACACCACGTACATAAACCCATTTATGCCGCCAATTGGTGACCGACTCATGCACCATGTCCGCAAAGCCAATAATCCGGAAATGAGAGCCATGAACGAACAAGTACTTGAAATGACGCATAACGACTGTGCGCTAGTCATTGTCGGAGTTGGCTCCGGATTCCATGGTTATTGTTTCGCACACGAATTCCTCTTTCGTTCTGATAAACTTAATTACTTGGGCCTTGGATATCAAAAAACCCCTATATCAGTATCACGATGGAAAAAAGTAATGAACCCAAAGCCGTTCGATATCATGCAATGGACGTTGGACCATGCTGGAGAAGTAATGGCCTGACACAACGATCCTTTGCTACGGAGTAGCTTGCCGATAGCCTGACAGATAATATTGATACGAGTACTAACCTTAAAATTTAGAGTGCGATGGATGAGCCATTAGAATTATTGAAAAAGATAGTTAATGCTATTGATGCGAAAAAAGCCGACCAGAAGGATGGTGGAAATACGTTTGCTATTTGGATGAAATCACAGACCACCAAAGTATCCGCAGAAGAGGCGATTGAAGACGCTAGATTGTTAATTGAACGCGAGGGCCAAAAAGCCAGCACGAGTGATAGCAAGTTACCTGTAGCTGGCGTTGGTGAAACGTGCGTGCATCCATGGGATAGCATCGTAAGAGACGGTGAAGATGATTTTTCATGTGGTGAATGTGGTGAGGAGTTTGAATGTTAGCATGTTCTCCAACGACCGGATATGAAATCGCGCATTTCAGAGCGTGATTAATATCCTCCGTTGTGGGGCGCCCCCTCTCAATCGGAGCGTTTTGTCCTGATAATTCAAATCCTGTACATTTAGACCATGCCAAAAATCAAATTGAAGGACATTAAGCCGAACCCAGACAACCCCCGGTTCATCCTTGACGAAAATCACGACAAACTGGTCAACTCTATCAAGGACTTCCCGAAAATGATGGAACTCCGACCAATCATCGTCAACGACCAGAACGTTATCCTTGGAGGTAACATGAGGTACAACGCCCTCGAAGCCATCGGATACAAAGAAATCCCCGACACCTGGATTAAGAAAGCATCCGACCTGTCCGAAGAAGAACAGCAAGAATTCATCATAAAGGACAACGTTGGATTCGGAAGCTGGGACTGGAAGCTGTTGCTAACCGATCACGAACCAGACCAACTGGAGGCATGGGGCTTACACATTCCAGACATGGTGTTTGACGAGCCGGAGCCTGCAGGAGACGATGGCTTTACCATGCCGGCCGAAATTGAAACGGACATCAAGCCAGGCGAACTGATTAAGATGGGCGACCATCTACTCCTCTGCGGAGACGCAACCAGATCAGACGATTGGAAAAGACTTATGGAGAATGATTCTGTGGACTTGGTTGTTACAGACCCACCTTACAACGTTAATTACGAAGGACGGACAGCCGAAAAGCTTAAAATCCAAAGCGACCACATGGATGAAGCTGCCTTTGCCTTGTTCTTGCTGCATTCATTTCAGAACATGCACCAACATCTAAAAGAAGGAGCCTCTATTTATTGCTGGTATGCTGGATCCAAATCAATAGCTTTCTACACATCGTTTGACCAAGCAGGGTTTAAACTTTCTCAAACTCTCATCTGGAAAAAGAGCAGTCTAGTCCTCGGACGCAATGACTATCACTTCAAACACGAACCTTGCATCTACGGGTGGAAAAAAGGCGCGGCTCACAACTGGTACTCTGACCGAACCCAAACAACGATATTGGAGTTTGATCGACCAGCACGAAACGGAGATCATCCGACAATGAAGCCGGTCGAACTCATCGAGTACCAAATCGGAAACAGCAGTAAAGTGAAAGACATCGTGGCAGACCCGTTCTCGGGTTCGGGAACTACGATGGTCGCATGCGAACAACCTGGTCGCCAATGCAGGTCCATGGAACTCGATCCAAAATACTGTCAGGTTATCCTAAACAGGATGACAAAACTTAAACCAGACCTAGTTATTCAACGCAATTATGATAGAGCGTAGCGTGACGATGGTAAGACATACAAAAAACCATGGGAAGTACTTCCAACGATCAAATCCAAAATAAGATAAACATGCTTCTTGCGCTTGAACTGAGCCTTGGAGTAGTAACAACAGCATCGAAAAAAGCCAATATCACAGGCAAGACCCATTATGGCTGGATCAAAAACGACTCAGAGTATGCGGAAAAGGTGCGCGAAATAAAAGAACAGGCTCTCGACTTTGCCGAATCTAAACTCTTTCAGCTCATGAAAGGAGTGGTGCTTCCAGACACCAAGGTGTTCGTCAATCATGACGATGACGGAAAGGCCCAAATAACCAGAGTCCCGGTCGATAAGCATCTGGCGCCAGACAAGACCAGTCTGATATTCTACCTGAAGACCCAAGGAAAGCATCGCGGCTACGTTGAGCGGACGGAGGTCGTTGCACAAAAAATCAAGGTTACTAGAACTGTCAAAACCGACTAACGGCTATGGCAGACATCGAAGTCGAAATCGATGACTCCGTGTATCTGGAGGTCTATCGCCCGTTATTGGACAGCGATGCCGACATTGACTTCCTCTGGGGTGGTCGTGACTCTGGCAAATCTACCTTCCTGGCCATGTTCCTGATTGTATGCTGCCTGGAACTTCCTTACTTCCGATGCATACTTATCAAGAAAGTCTACCGAACGATCAAGGACGCCCAATGGCAAATGATCAAGGACATCGTGGAAGAATGGGGGCTGAAAGACCTGTTTGTATTCAACAAGAATCCGTTGGAGATTCGCTGCATAAATGGGAACACGTTTCTGGCCCGTGGTTGTGACGATGCTGGGAACATCAAGTCCATGGCGAACCCGTCTCACGCTTGGTACGAGGAAGGTAACCAATTGACGACCGAGGACATGGTGGTGATCAGCACAACCTTGCGTTCGAACCGAGGACGGGTCAAGCAGTTGTTCAGCTTCAATCCAGAATCGGAAGGCAATTACGTAGACCATTGGCTTTGGCCGTACTTCAAAGAGCATGTTCCACGTGGAGTCATGACGTTCAATAATGCGATCGAGGTGAAGGTGCCGAACGAGGAGCCGTACCAAATGACCTACACGTCAACGCACACCACGTATCAGAACAATCCGTATTGCACGTCAGAGCGGAAGGCAAGTCTTGAGAACTTGATTACCATCGATCCGTACTACTATCAGGTTTTTACCAAGGGAAAATGGGGAAACAAGGCAGTTCTTCGGCCTTTCGCATTTGCATACGACCCAGCCAAGCATGACGGACTTCCGGAGTATAAGCAAGAAGAACTGGTTTACCTGAGCTTTGACTTCAATCGAAACCCTATGACCTGTACTGTTTTCCAATGGTATGACGATTGGGTTTATGCATTACGTTCAATTAAGCTGCCTACGTCCAATATTTACGAGATGTGCGACTTCATTCTTGAATTGTACCCAAGTGCGGTCTTCGTGGTGACTGGTGATGCGTCTGGAAATAATGGAAGCGCGATGGTTGAAGACAATCTGAATTATTACCTGATTATCAAACAGAAGCTGAATCTGAATAACCATCAGATCGTTGTACCGACCGTCAATCCTCCGCTTAAGAAGAACAGAATGCTGGTCAATGCGGTGCTGTCGAACCTGAATTTCCAGCTACATGTTGAGGACGCTTATGATTTAAAGTGGGACTTTCAGAACGTAGAGACATGGGCAGACGGGTCTTTGAAGAAGGGTGACCGTAACGATAGCGCCCAACAGGCGGACATCTTGGACACATGTAGGTACTTCTTCAATACTTTCTTGCGAGACTTGGTAGTGTTGGAAAATTTGTAATAAATTAGCGGTACCAAAAAATCAAATATGTGTGAGATAATCCCATTGTCGGACACTTACGAACTCGGCCAGTTATTCAAGCGTTCTCCGCTCAACTTCAGGAAGGTCAGGAAGATTGAGAACAGCGAGTCCAGGTGCAAAGAGTGTGGAGCGCCAACGCCTGCAGACGAATTGAAGCGGGACGGGAAATGTTCCGACTGTTGGGAGGAGAAGGTAGTCGTCCCAATTGTCATGTGGCCTCCATTTCGGGAAGGCGAACTTGAAAATCCGTCCTGATGCCGATTGATTACTCAAAGTATCCACCAAACTGGAAGACCGAGATTCGACCGTTCATACTGAAGCGCGCACAGAACCAGTGTGAGTTCTGCCTTGTTCCGAACTACTCGCTAATTTACCGAAACGGAAAAGGACTGAGTGATTGGGAGCTATGGCCCGAAGGGATGGCGTCTGAGGTTCACGAACTGGACGGCTACAAAGCAATCAAAGTCGTCCTCACCATCATGCACCTTGACCATGACGTCACAAACAATTGCTGGTCGAACTTGGCCGCAGGCTGTCAGCGATGCCACAACAAGTGGGACGCACCTTATCGAGCACAGAACGCCAAAGCCACGAGGCTCAAAAAGTCGGGGCAATCACAAATTATATTCAAACACCAATAAAATCATGAAACCGATTGAATTCCCAGAACAAAACTCCATCTACGGAAAAGACCAGAAAGGCGTACAGCCATTGCCAGCCCATAAGGCAGACGACCCGAACGTGACGGTCGTTACCTGCTGG